ATGGGCCTCGCTGGCAAACCGACCTGGCGCGCGATCTTCGGATATCCGATAGAACAATGCGCCGCTTTGTGGCCCGTGCAGATGATCTGCCGCCCGGTCTATATCTCGACATACTGCGCCTCACGCAAGAGCGCGTAATGGCCCTAAGTGCGTTGGCGGATCGTCTCAAGGACGCCGCAGCCCCAGGCGGGGTTTGAGGGATGGCCGGTCTGCCGCCGCTTGCCCCTGTGCGGGCGGTTAATCTTCGGGCGGGCGGTTGATGGACTCAGGGCTTTTGTAGTGTCTGCGGCGGGGCTGGCCGAGAGTAGTTGGCTTCGCGGAGGACCACGCGGGGCTGATACATTTCAAGCCCGCTGCCGTAATCGGCTCCCGAAAGGCGGCGTTCAGTGATGCCATCTTCAAATTCAACCTGAATGCCGATAGCGCGCAAGGCGATCTCAATTTCGCCGGCAATCGCGCTCTTGCCCGACGCCGTGTACCCGGAGACTGTGACGTAAACGATGTTATCCATACTCATGCATGCTCCAAGACACCATCTACCGCCAGCAGGCATTCGCCAGCCAAGCCGGGCTTGCGCGTCTCAACGGTCCAATGCCCAAGCGGCCATTTCACAGCGTAGCGGCGTTCTCCTCCAGCCTTGCGGCTTTCTGAAATTGCGAGAGAAACGGCTTCGGTTTTATCCATGTGCGGCTCTCCGGGGGGTTAGGTGGACTAGGCAGCTTTTGTCGTAGCGGGATCGGTCAGCGGCTGTGTGGTCAAGTCGCCGGGCTCAATCGTGGAGTCCTCGTAGGACCAATGAGAGCCGTACCACGTCGCCACGTACCATTGGGTTCCGTCGCAGGGGACGCGGCGGTCCAGCTTGACCAAATCGCCCATGCAATCGCGGAAGACCATGCCTTCTTCCAGTTTATCTCGGTTGAGATACCAATAGTCTTCTGGAACTTCTGCGGTCATTACTCATACTCGACCTCAAACATCTTTATTTCAGCTGCGCGACCGTGGCTTTTTAGGTCTAGAGCAAGCTTTTTAAGCAGCTTAAAATGCTCGGTTCTAGTCAGGCCGTCGCGAGCTGCTTGGCTTTTCGAAAAGGAAGCATCGTCTCTATAGGCGATTAGAGTGACTAACTCGCCTGGCTCAGAATTGAGTAACGCCATATCAAGCGGATTTCCAACCATTCGGCTCGATATCTGCCCTTTTTCCTCGATAAGCGCCCATCCAGCGCCGGCCAAGGTTTTCCCTGGCGCGGTGCCGGACAAATGAAGGCCAAGGCGCCTATGCCTAAGCTTCATTTAAACATCCGCTTTTGCAGGCTCGAAATCGCTGATCACGGAGTTCCAGCGACCTAAGCTGTTAAGCTGCGGCACTTCGTGCTGCCGGTAAGTTGCGCCATGATACGAATGATAGGTGGCGTAGCCGATTTCAAGGCCGCTGCGATCGAACAGGGTTTCGTAGCCGTATTCGACATCGTTTTCTTTGTGGATGTCGTGGGCAATTAATTTGAGAGCTTCAAACTCGGATTTAGTGATTTCTTTGGTCATTTTCGTATCTCCGGGGGGTTGTTGGACTTAGGCGATGCCAGCGTTAAGATCGCGCCGGTTTACGGCCAAAACGAAATTGGGGTTTTTCATCGGCGGCTCCAAATCGGCGGGTTGATTTCGTAATCCATAAAACCTGTTTACGTTAGTCCGACAATCCTGTAAAGGAATAAAAACGTAATGTCGCAGAAAAAAGGTGTTTTATAGATCGTGAGAGAAGATAACCGCCCGCTGATCGGCTACGCTAGGATTTCTACGGGCGACCAGAAGCTAGATTTACAGATGGACGCGCTAGTCCGATACGGCGTGGACCGCGACCAAATTTACACGGACCAGATGAGCGGCAGCAATTTCGCCCGGCCCGGCCTGAAAGCGGCAATGAAGGCGCTCCGGGGCGGCGATACGCTTGTGCTTTGGAAGCTCGACCGGCTGGGCCGTAGCGTCATTGACGTGTTGGAGATGGTCAAGCGGCTGAATGACCGGGGCGTGCAGTTGGTAAGCCTCACGGAAAGCCTGGATGGCCGAACCGCAATCGGCAAGATGATGATTACCTTGCTGGCCGCGTTCGCGCAGATGGAGCGGGATTTGATTATAGAGCGCACAAAGGCGGGCCAAGCAGCCAGCAGAGAGCGCGGGATAGTGCCGGGGAGGCGCGACAAGATGACGCCGGAGGTAGAGGCGCTTGCGCTGAAATTGCTGGCAGAAGTGCCGCCCATGGCCATGAACGACATAGCGCGGGAGCTTAAACCATACATCAGCCGCACCAAATTTTTTCAGTGGCTTGGCCAGTACCGAGACAAACAGAGCCTAGAAAAATTAGAGAGAAAGGAAATTTTATGAGCACTAGCTGCGTTGGCTGCAAATTCCTCTACGGAAACGGCAGCGGCTATTCAAATTATACGTGGCTGGAAACCTACGTGGTTTGCGCCCTCAAAAAAAATCCCGCGCTGCTGGAGGATTGCGAAGAGCCTTATGACTGGAACAAGGACGCGGACGCCGACAACTGGCCCCCGACCATGAATGGCCGGTGTGAGCGGTATGCGCCGGGCAAGTACATCGTCCTAGACCCTGACCGGGAAGATCACCCGGCCGACAATTCGACCGATCAAGAACAGGTGGATGCGATCTGCGCCAGTGATGAGATGGAGAGACGCCCCGTCATTATCGAAGGAAAGGCGTCTACCATATGAGCGAGTGGATAATCCTTTACCGTAAAAGCAACAACCGCATCGGCTTTATTTGCGAGGGAGGCGAAAGCGAGGACGATTCAATCGGTATTTTTGACACCGAGGAGCACGCCAAGCGTTTTGTTGATGGCAACCGTTTTCTGGAAACGCGTCCTTGGCAGATTTTGGAAGTAACAGAGTTATGAGGTCAAGCAAATGAGCCAGAAACTATTGCCTTGCCCATTTTGTGGAGGAGAGCCTGCATTACGAATAGCGAACAACGTACATTACTCTTTTGGTTGCCGCATTATGTGCGAGCCGTGCGGCGTGGATATTACGCATGAAGGGTCTGACCTCGATAGCGTTGGCATTAAGACGCGGTGCATTGCCGCATGGAACAAACGCGCTCCGGCGCTACAGACACAAGGAGCATGAAATGAGCGCCTGCAAGCATATGAATTTTTATGCGTCGGTAGGCGTAGCCCGATTAGAGGATACTGGCGGATTCATGGCTGAAATCCGCGTCCATTGTACCGAGTGCGGCAAGCCGTTTCAGTTCCTCGGACTCGAACCCGGCACCGACACAAGCGGCGCGCGGGTGAGCATCGACGGGCTTGAAGCAAACATCGCGATCTGTCCGCAGGGGGCGCGACCGAGCCCCTTGCAGAGCATGGCGTTCGGCATCACACGTTTTGACGGTTAGGACATAAGATGAGCGATGTAGCCCGTCGCCACGCTCGACGCGCATGTGAAGCGCACAGCGATTTAAATATCTTTGCGGCGGTTGAAGCTATTCTTGATGGCGGTACCCTCTACACCGAGGCCGGCCAAAAAACGGCGCAGCGCATTGCCGCTCTGTGTCGAAAAGAGCGAAACCGTCAGCTCGGGCAATACGATGCCTCCATGACAGCGATTTTGAAAGAGAAGGTTTAGGTAATGAGCCGTAGACCAGACCCGTTGGAAATCCGTTGCCGGGAGCTTTGCGCGGATATCGGTATCGATCCAGACAGCCGCATCGCGTTGCCGGGAAAGGAAAGAGGGATGCCGGCTTGGTGCGGATATCGTGACCAGGCGCGAGCCGAACAGAACGCTGCCGAAGCGAAGGCTCTGGCAGCGGAAATCGTCAACATGCGCCTGCAACCACCTGAGTTTCAAAACAGCCCGCTGCGTATCTTCGGGCAGCATGAGCAAGCCACCATTGAACAGATGCGCAACTGCATGTCCATCGGTAACGCTGTAGCTGGTGTCATCTGCGCGGATGGGCATCTTGGCTACGCTCAGCCGGTCGGCGGCGTCATTGCTTATGAGAAGCAGATAAGCATTTCCGGTGTCGGCTTCGATATCGGGTGCGGCAATATGGCCGTTCGGCTCGATACGCCTTATTCCGATATCGCCGATCGTGTGCCGGAAATTCTGGCAGACGTGCGCCGTGTTATTTCCTTTGGCGTCGGACGCACCAATGATGAGCGCGCGGGCCATGAGCTTTTTGATGATGGCGAGGCGTGGCGCGAAAGCGATATGGAGGCTTACCGATCAAAGGCAGGCGCCCAGCTAGGCACTGTCGGCGGCGGCAATCACTACGTTGACCTGATGCGCGATGAGAATGGCTTTGTCTGGATCGGCGTGCATTTTGGCAGCCGAGGTCTGGGACACACCAGCGCGACGCGGTATCTTAAGGCTGCCGGCGGCAAAGATGGCATCAACGTTCCGCCGGCCGTGGTTGATGAGGATAGTGAGGTTGGGCGTCGGTACATCGCCGCGATGGAGTTAGCCGGTCGCTATTCCTACGCCGGCCGCGAATGGGTCGTTGAGCGCGTGCGCCAGATCATCGGTGGTCATGTCATGGATATGGTTCACAACCACCACAACTATGCATGGCGGGAAAAGCACACCATCGCCGGCGCCGAGCGTGATCTGTGGGTGGTCAGGAAGGGCGCCACCCCAGCTTTCCCCGGACAACGCGGTTTTATCGGCGGTTCAATGGGCGACGACGCGGTGATTGTTGAGGGTGTAGATAGCGAGGCATCAAAGGCTGCGCTGTACTCCACCGTCCACGGCGCCGGCCGGACGTTCGGACGCAAGCAGGCGAAGCGCACCTTTACCCGCGAACAGATGGACGCATGGCTACAAGAGCGCGGCGTTCTGGTTTCTGGCGGCGATGTGGACGAAAGCCCAATGGCGTATCGGCGCCTGCCGGACGTGCTGGCCGAGCATGAGGGTACAATTAAGACGCTGCATACGCTGCGCCCCTTCGCCGTGGCGATGGCCGGCGATGGCGAATTCGACCCGTTCAAAGATTGAGAGGAAGTACATATGGCGAGCCCCCCTGGATCGCTCGAGGGGGCTTTTTGACGGGTGATCTTTACCATTTCGTCGGCGTCGACAAACTGATCAGCCCCCCCAACGTCCGCAGAATGAACGTCGAATAAGTGTTCCGTTCGCCCCGGCCCTCCATGCCTGGGCCATTCACCAGCCGGGTAATCCCGTCGATGTCCCACGCATCAGCCAGCGGCAGATACCCGTGCGAAACGAGCCACCAGCAGCCGGACATCGCCGCGCCGGCCGGCGTCTCGCAATACGCTGTCAGATCATCGAGCTCGACCCCGAGCGCAGCGCCCAGCGCCGTATAAGCATCGCGAAACGTGACATCGATGAGCCCGCGCCCACGGAACCGGTATCCATCCCCAGACGCAACATCCCCATTGCCACCCTTGCCGGCGTAGACCAGGTTGCCCAACGCGACAGGGTTGCCAACAAACGCCGCCGCCACCGTCGCGTTCGGGATCTCTTCGGGAAACACGGCCACCAGGCGCGCCGCCGTGCTGTAATATAGATTCTCCACCGTCGCGCTGAAGGTGGGGCCCGCCTCGACCAGAAACTGCCCCACAGCCGCCGCCACACGCCGCGGGGTGTTGATTTCAAACCGCGCAAACGCCGCCGCCAGCGGCTGCCGCCACGGCGCAAAGTTCAGCCGCGGCGCGCACGTCCCGAGCGCCTTTTGCAAAGCGCCCAGGTCAACCGCCTGCGCTTGCATTAACGCATCTGTCATTTGAACAACCACCAATGTCCCTCGATCATTGCAATGAGAATTGAAAGTGCGATGCCCCCCACCGCGCCAAACGCGCCCCAAACCGCGACCCAGCTCGTGAGCATTTTTGTGATTTTCGCGAGAGTCTTATTCTGTTCTGTAAGCGTCATGGTGTGCGTGCTCAGAATTTCCTTATTGCCTTCCAGCGCGCGATCAATGCGCGTGAGCCCCATTTCCAGCGCGCCGATCCGGCCCTCGTGACCATCCAGGCGTCCTCTCAAATAGCCAACTTGTTCGCTCTGATTAGGCTCGCCCATCATTAAATACTGCTCCTCTTGTCTCATGTCGCACCGAGCCCGAGCACACCTCCCAGCTCGACGATATGTTCGTCCAGCTGCGCCATCGTGAGCCCGCTTGGCGATATCGTATTGCCGCGTAGCCAAGTGCGGCGGAGAAGAGCAAAGCCCTCGTCCATGTATTTTTTCACCCAGCTAGCAGAGGCGCGCTGGTATCGGTCCCAGGTCGAAATGATGAACCAATCGGGCCCATCGAAATCGACGATGATAGTGTCATGCCCTTCTTCACCAGGCTGGCTGAAATCCACCCAGGGCTTGCCAGCGCTGAATGTATCCTCGGCATTGGCCGGCAGCGCCAAGCCGGTCTCAGCACCGCCGAATGTCGCCACCACACGGCGCAGCGTATCCAGGTCACCCGGCTCAATCGGCGCAAAACCATCGAGCTTGTCGAATGCCGCACGCTGGTTGATGCACAGCCCCTGCGCCATCCACCGTTTGTTTTTGTCCAGCAGAACCGTGCCATTGTCATTGGCGCCGGTGGTTATGTTGTAGCCGGTATAATCGGCATAATCCTGCAGCGCCGAAGCCGTGTCCGGAATCATCGGCAGCCCAGCATTGCTGGTAATCACATCCACATAATGCAGGCTGGCGGCAAAAGCGCAGTTGCCAGCATGATTATTTCCGAGCATGGGCACCGTCGGGCATGCCGCCCGCCAGTTGGTGGAAGCTGGCAAAGGCTGAAACACAGCCTTCGCCAGCAGACCATGCGCGGTTGGCAGCCGGGGGTCATAAACCGCCGGCCGCTTTCCTCTGCGCAGATACATTACTGCAGCGGGATCGCGACCGGAGGCGCGCCCAGAATGGCCGAGGCCACGGATGGCGCCGCACTCGCCGGAACGGTCGCCGTCGGTAAGCCAGCCAGCAGCGCATCAAAAATGACCAGGCCAGCTTCGATCGCAACGCCCGTTGTCGCCGGCAACGGCAGCACCGCCACAACCCCATGCGCCGCGCCGTCAAACGCCTCCAGCGCGGCCGTGGTGCTTTCACCTGCCGTAAGCCCTTCGGTAGCCGTGGCCGCGGCATCGAGCGCGGTCACCGCCAACCGGGCCTTTGCCGCATTGGCGGCCGGCATGGACGCTTCAAGGCTTGGCGCCAAGGTATCGACCGCGCCATCAATCGCACGCGCCTCGCTCTGCACCGCACCGAGCGATACATTGACAACCGCAGTGGTGCCGGTCGGCGAGCTGGAGCAGGCGGAGAGCACCGACAGGCAGAATACCGCCATCAGCACGCCCGCGAGCCCGAACCGTTGGGCGCGCATCGGACGCGCGAAAAACACGGGCAAGCTGCCGGGTGGACACAACACCAGCGCGAGCATGGAACATACAGCGAAAACCAAGAACAAATTAAACATCAATCGCATCCTTGTTTCGAATAATTTCAGGCGGCCGGCGCTGTCGTCACGGGCTTTTTCACCGTGGCGGCAAATTTGGCGGAGATAAGACTCTGGATTTCCGCCGGGGTGATTCCGAGATACGAGATCGCGGCCGGCGCCAGCTTGGCGACCATGGCGGCGGCAGTGCTGAACGCGCCGACCGGAACGGTCACAGCCTCATTGTGCTGCGCAACCGAGGAGAGCGTATCCATCACGAGTGCCACGCCATGCTCGAGCGCCTGGTCGAGATCGTCGGCCGCTTGCGAGCCACCTTGCAGTTTCAGGCGAGCATGCAGCCACGACAAGCCAACGGGCACACCGGCCGCCACCGCGGCGCCGGCAAGCGAAAGCACGATCTGCCAGATGGCAGAAAGATTTATGATCATTTTAATGTCCCTCTAATGCCGGGAGCCGCCCGGCGCGGGTTCAACCGGCGATCCGCACCGGCGCAAACGCCGGCAACGTCGCCAGATGCCTATCGATCATGCGCGAAATGATTCGCGCGCTTGGTCTAGTCCCCCGTCGGCGTCGGCAGCACCCAGCTCGGGTCCCAGGGCACAGCGGTGGCATCCTCATATGCCGGCACCACGAACGATCCGTCCGCGAGCTCCTGCGGCACTGCCCAGGTGGTGGTCACGTCACCTTCCGGCAGACGCATCAGCGCCGTCTGCGCATCGCAATAAGTCTGCGCATCGAGCAGCGTGGTAAATCGGCGATAATTCATTTTCTAAAGCCCCGTCACTGAGAAATAATATTCCTGGTTATGTTCCAGCGTCTGGCGGTCGGCGGTTGATAGGGTGACCGGGAACACCATCGCCTCGCTGAGCTGGCCGTTGAGATAGATCGGTCCATGCACAATGTCCGCGCCCAGAAGGACGGGAGCCGTCCCGCTGCCCAGCGTGCCAGAGATCGTGGTGGTCGCCGCGCTCCTGCCGTTCGAGTAGAGCAATATCTGGGTGCTGCTCACCGTAGCAGTGAGCACGTTCTCGTTGGGTGGAACCGTCTCGCTGGAATTATTGCCCTCCCCGGTACCTGAGGTGTTGTAGCTGAAGAGGTAGGCGTTGAGCTGGGTGCCGTTGGTGTAGCGCAGGGAGAACACACGGTTCGCGTCGTCCTGGGTGACCATGGCGTGCTGAGTTGCGATAGATGTGGCGTTTGCCACCGCGTTGACGCTGTAAAGCGCGCTCCCACCCACAGCCTGCACGCTACCAGCCGTCTGTAGAGACTGCGCCCCTGAGAATAAGAGCGCGGGCCGCGAATTGAAGGTCTGCAATACGCCCGAGGCGACGATCTGCGGCTGCGCGGCGGCGGTGCTCTGCAAAGCGTTCCCAGCCGAGCCCAGAGTGCCCTGATTGTATATTTTCGTAACGAAGCCGTTCCCCGATCCTACAAAATTGAGCAGTGTCGCGGTGTCAAGCTGACCGCTCGCGAAACCAACATCCATCGCCGTGTTGTCGGACGAGCGGCGCACATTGATGCATGCGCCATTGTAGGTTTTGGTGAGCTGACGCAGGCCGTAGGCAATCGTGGGCAAACCCGCAGAAAGTGCATCCAGGGGTTTTGAGAGGTAGAAATTGGCCTGATTCGTCTCAAGTGCAGTGCGGTCCTGCGTCGAAAGCGCGCTAGCAAATACCATAGTCTCGGAAATCGTGCCTGTGAAATAGTTTCCTGCCGCACCATCATAACCGATACGCAAAGTCACTGCATACCCAGCCATTGGTCCGGTAGAAGTTGTGGCGTCCGTTCGGCCGTTCGAGAAAAGCGCGAGCGTGGAGTTATTTTGAACCACTGTAATCAGGTTCTGCGGAGAACTAAGCGTCGTGCTAACAGTGTACGTGGTGTTGGACGGGTTCCAGGCAAGCGCATAGATACCCCCACCGGCCAGACTTCCGGTTCCTGTTGTCGCGTTCGACCGCAGCGAGAAAACCCGGCTACCCAGGGCTGACGATGGGTCGGCGCAGATGATCGGCGTCTCAGCGGAACTGGTGGAGTTGGCAACGGCGTTTACGGACCAGACGCCATTGGTGTTGACCGCCTGCGGCGTGCCGGATGAATAAAGGTCTACCGGCGAACCAGAAAACGAGACAGCCGGCTGCCCCTCGAACACGACAAGTGCTCCACTCGAAACTATCTGCGGCTGATTTGCGGCTACGGTTTGAATCAAGTTTGCCGAGCTGCCCAGCGTGCCCTGATTATACCATGTCGCGACATAGCCACTGCCAGTCCCGACGAACGCCAAAAGCGTCGCCACATCCAAGCGATTATTGATGAACCCAATATCCATCGCCGTGTTGTCGCTGGACCGCCGCACATTGATCGCTTTACCCGTGTATGCCGCCGAGAGCCGCCGCAGCGAGTAGGCCACCGTCGGCTGGACCGACATCACATCTAGGATGCAGGACGTGCGCCCGAACCCCATCACAGCATCACCCACCATCATGATCAGGTGATCCCGGTGACGAGGGCCGCGACGAGACGGCCGGACGCCGTGATGTGGTAGGTCAGCAGATCCACAGCGCCCGCCGCGGTGCTAAGTGCCGGCGTGCCGCCCGAGCCGAATTTCCAACTCGATCCGAAGCTCGCCGTTCGACCGCCGGTGCTGTCCTGGGTGATCTCTATCGCACCGGAAGCGCCGGCTGGCAGCGTGGCCGGATTGGCAAAGGTCACGTTGCCGGTGAGCGTGATCGCGGCGTCATTACCCTGCGTAAAATCGATGGTGACCGTGCTCGCATAAACCAACGGCTGAACAGTCGCGCACTGCGTTTTTGTATAGGTCTGATACGCATTCAGCGCCGCGCCGTTAGCAATATCCGTGATGGAAAGCACAACATTGCCTACCCGCCCCGCAACGCTCAGCACCTCGTTGCTGTTGCCGTCGATCTTATTCCAGGTATTCGTGATCCCATTGAAAACAGCTTTGTCGCCCACGTTCCACTGGCTGATGCCATCCAGCGTGGCGCTGCCTGCAACCGAAACATTATACACCACGCCTGCCGCGCCGGTGCCTGAGGCAAATGCCGGCGTATTCGTCGAGGCATTCCATGTCCCCCCGAACGTCAGCGCCTCAGCAAGCCCCAGGTTCGCCACCGCCCCCGCCGCCGTGCTCGCACCCGTCCCGCCCTGGCTGATCGGCACCGGTGCCGCAAACTGCGCAGCCCCGCCATCGCGCGCCAGCAGCAGATAGGCCCCCAGCGCCGCACGGTAGATCACGAGAATCGCCGCCGCCGCCTGCAGCGCGCCCGGCACCAGCGCCGCCCCAGCACCGCTCACCAGCGGCAGCGCCCCAGCCGAGTTATAATTAACGGTGCATGCAGTCGTGCTGGTCGCGGCAATTTTGATCGACAGGATCATGCCGTCCACCGGCGCCGTCGGCCCGATGTTGCTGGCCACCACAATCGTATTCGCAGAGCCCGTATCAACGACGTTGACCACCAGCTCACTTTGCAGCGCATGCGGATGCCCGCCCGGCGTCACGCCATCATTGAGCACCAGCCGGTTGGTATCCGTCGTCGCCACCAGCTCGCCTTGTGCGCCGGTGAACGCCGCCACCTGCGCCGCCGTGCCGCGGCGCAGTTGCACCTGATCTGCCATTCTGAAATCCTTAGGCTACGCCGAGATCGACCGGCAGGTTGATCGGATCCGTCACGGACCCAAAAATATCGGCAAGCGTCACCACGCCGGTGACCTGACCGTAATCGAGCGACTGGCCGAGCTGCAGCGCATTGGCGATCGGCCCGAACAGCCCCGCCCCCGTCGGCGAGTATGTGTAGGCCGTGCAATCGCTGAGGCTTTGCAACCCGCCGCCCTGGCCGTTAAAGCTGGCGAGCTTGATATAGATCGTCTGCCCGACATATTCGGTCGGCAGATCATAAACAAAAACCGCGCCATCCAGCCGCGCGAACGCCGCGCCCTGCGCGTGCGCGCCCGCCACCGTGCCATATTGCCCGCGATACACCGTGGTGAGCGCATATTGCTCAGTGCCGGTGAGCGTGGCCGTGACGTACGAAATAATCTCGCCATCCACATAGCACATCGTATTCCCTGCGGCGGCCGAGGCGCTCGAGGACGCATTGACCAGCACGCCACCGGACATCGTGAGATCGACAGCGAGCGTCTCCCCGTCGGGCCCCACGCCGTTGTAGGCTGCCAGCGCGCTCATCAGCGCCCCTTGGCGCGCCGGCGCGGTGATGGACCCGACATATTCATAGGTCGCGTTATCGAGCGAGATATACACCTGCGCGCCACCCCAGAGCGGATCCGCCACCCCACCCACGCTGCCCGATGCCGCGACCCACACCTGCGCCTGGTTGCCGGTGAGCGCCGGCGGCGGCTCGAAGATGACCGGCGGGTTTACCGGGTTGGCGGTGGCGAACAGCGTGTTGCCGCCGCTGCCGTTGCTCTGCTTGGTGTAGAGCGCCGCCGTGCCAACGCCCGCAGGCAGCTCCTCCACCGTGCAGGTGAGGATGCCATTGTCATCCTCCTCAATCTGCATAATCCGCACGGCGGTGTTGTTCATCCCCATGGCGGTATCGGTGAGCGTGACGATATCCATCGGGTCCAGCCCGCAATAGCGCGGGTCGAGCTTGATGATGTGCGTGTTGCGCACGTAAAGCTGGCGCTGCAGCACCAGCTGCGCGCAGACCGCCGCCACATTCGGATCACAGATTTCCGTCGCCGCCACGCTGGTATCCACGCGCAGGCCGTATTGGTTCACCATCGCCTCGTCGCGTGCTTCGTATGGCGTGGCGTTGTAGGCGTTCGTGCGATCATTGATCGTCAGCCGCTCGACATTATATGCCTCGGACGGATCGGTGATCTGCCCCTGCACCGGATCAGCCGAGGAATCACCTTGAAAGTCGCCATCGCCCAAATTGAAAATTGGCGTCATGTTTGGCAGGTACGTAAAGCCATTGGCGGTAATCGGCTGGTCGCCGAACGGAATGAATTGCAACACGCCGCCGCTATCCACCACGGCGCAATTGAGCAGCTTGATCCAGCGCTGGAGCACGCTCTGCGCCGTCTCGACATTAATCAGCAGCGGGCTGAACGCGATGCCCTGCGCCTTACAATAGGTCTGCAGCGAGGCATCGCCCGTTGTCGTCGCGGCGGCCGAGGAAAAGATGGTGGAAAGATTGACTGACCCCGCCGGATACCGCCAGCCATATTGCTGGTTGAACAGCGCGTCATCGAGCACCAGCGCCGGATCTGCATCAACACCATTGATGCCGGTGCCCGCCAGCGGCGTGCTCACCTCATAATTATGATTCGGCAGGCTGGCCGAGCTGCCCAGCGAATAGGAGGCCGCACACACATAGGCCGTGCCCGGATAGGTGAGCGCCTGAGCAGGATATTTCGCAAACAGATAGTTCCAGCCTGCCTGCGGCGTATTGCCCACGAACAGGCTCAGCCCGAGCGACGAGAGGCCGTTATAGATCGTGCTATCAACCCAGATCTGCCCGATCGACGATATCGGCCCCTCACACAGGCCCATGATGATGTCGGCCGAGTAGGTGTAGCTGGTGGAGCTGCCGCCGCCGAGTCCCTTGCCGCCGCCCTTTTGCTTCACCGCGTGCTGCTGGAAATTATTGTACCAGATCAGGTTCGGCGCGATGCGGAACCTGCCCCACCCCACCGGAATCGGCAGCGTGTTGATCGCCGTCTGGATCTGCACGCCCGTATAATTCGGCTTTGTGCCTGCGGATTTTGCACCGCCCGAAAGAAAGCTCATCTACCGCTTGGCCCACACGGAGAACGAGCGCCGTTTTTTGTCCGCGAACGGGCTTTTGACGATATCCTCCATAAGCACCTCACCGGCCGGCGCGGAAGCGTGGATCACCACCGGCCAACTCACCACAATCGCGCCGTGCGAGAATGTCCGGCCGTGCAAGAAAACGACGATATCGCCGAACAGCGGCGTCTCCACCGGTGCCGCATATTGCTGCACAAACGCCAAATACCGCTCTTCGTCCCGGTGCATATACCAGTCATCGGTATAGCCCGCCCCGGCGCGCGGATCGAACGGCGGCACCACGCCAGCATCCACAAAAACTTTCGCGAGCAGCGTCCCGCAATCCGCGCCAGCGCCCTTCACCGCCGCCTGGTGGCGATACGGCGTGCCAATCCACGACATCGCCTCTTTGATCACCAGAGCGCGCGCATCGATCTCCTGCGGCGTCATCAATAAGCCTCCTCAGGCGGCGGCACGTAGGGAAAGCCACGGAAATTCGAGATGTTGTTAAACTTCGCGCATCCACCTGCACCCGTTGAATGGTCGCAGCCCGGCCAGATGTTGAACACGTCCCCCGCTTGCGGCACGTACTCCAGCGGATATGACAGCGTGATCGCCGTGGCCGTCGCGCTCTTAATCTGCGCCAGCACGCCGGCGTTCTGCCCGCCCTGGAACATCAGCGTACCCTGCGCAAAATTGACCATGGCGGAATCCACCACGCTCGCCGTCGGCGTGGTGTAATAGCCCTTGCCAGCCGACGTGAGCCGCGCGCCGGTGATCACCCCGCCGGATATCGTGAGCGTGCCCGCCATGCCCGTGCCACCACCGCCGGAGAACACCAGCTGCGCGGACGCGCTGTAGCCCGCCCCACCCGCACTTACGGTGAGGCTGGCGCCGGACTGACTGCCGGCCGCCAGCACGGCCTGCGCCGTCGCCCCCGCGCTGCCACCGCCGGTGATCACCACCGTCGGGTTGGTGTAGCCAGAGCCGCCGTTGATCACCATGAAGCCGAACAGCGCGTAAGTGCCGCCAAAGATCGCCCTGGGCGACATCAGCGCGACCACATGCGCGCCGCTGCCCGTCGGGTCGGAAATCGTCACCGTGGGCGGCGTGACGTAAGTGTTGTTGATCGCTGCCGCGCTGGTGAGCACCACGCGCGAGATCGGCGCGCCGGCAGCGCCGGACATCACCACGCCAATCGCCGCCCCGGTCCCGCTGGTGGCATACGGGATCACCGTATTCGTCGCCCCCGCACCGGCAGCGCCCAAGCCCTGATAATTGCCCCGGTTCAGCCCGCATCCGGAATCATACAGCGTATGCAGGCAACTCTGCTGCCAAAGATTGCGCGGAAAATCGATGTCCAGCAGCACCAGGTCGCTCTTGAGGTTGATCTGCGCCATGGTGCGGCCATAGGCGGTGATCGTCGCCACACGCCCGCGGAACAGCGTCACGCCGCCCTTCGCCGTCGCGCCAGTAGCAGGCACATACCAGGTGGTGGATGGATCGAAGAACGCTCTGTCGCGCTGGACATAGCAATTATCCAGCACATGGTTACGGATCGATGCTGCCCAGGGTACGCCGAGGATCGTATCGGTGGCGCTATAGATCAGATCGATCTCCTGCTCATCGATATCCACGCCGGTGGTTTGTTTGAATTTCAGCCCCTGGATGCGAACGGCGTTCGCAGCGAAATAATTGCCGTTGAGCCAGACCGGCACATCGAAATTCGTATAGCGCAACACGGTGCCGTTCTGCAGCGTCAAGGTAAAGCAGTCCGCAAACGGCAGCTCCGTGGCGCTCTGCACCAGCGGGATCAGCGCCTGATAGCCCGGCTTCACGAGGTCCGCACAGTCTGAAACTTGCAGCTTTTCAGCGTATGAATTTTATACATGAATTCCTCATAATCATGAACATCATCTTCAAACGCGCAGACAAAATAATAGGTAAAATCGGCCGAGATGCTCACGCCCGCCGCCGGCGCCGTGGCAAACTGGATCTGGTTGCCGTTCACCACCGCCCAGTTCGCGCCCGGCTGAGCCACGCCGTTTTGGTAGACGGCAGTGACCACATTAGCCGCCTGGATCGCCTCGCTATACGCACCCACGGTGCGCAACAGCGTGAACGTGGTCGTCACACCATCACCGGTGCCGATCGCCCCGCCGGTGACCTGATTGAAATCAGGATCCGTGAAAAGGAATCCGGCATACTGCCCCTGCATCTGTAGGAAGAAACCCATAAGCAGCTGCAGCGTTGATGCGGGCACCGCACCGCTTGCCGGGCCCGAAAGCAGCACATCGAACGTCAGTTCAAACTCGTAAAGCGGCACCACGAAGAACGGGCTGCGCACACTCCGCCCGCTTACGGCCTTCGCCACGCGCGTGGAGAATGTCGGCCGCCGATGCACTGAATAACCCATGCCTGCAAGCAAGCCGGCGGTCGGAAACACGACGGTGGGAATCATCGGCGCGTTCGCCACTTTAATTGAATATTCCAACAGCGCCTGAAAAATCCGGGCCTTCGGCGTGCCAACCGTCGAGGACTCCAACTCGCTCTGAAAAATGCGGACCTTTGGCGTGCCAACCGTCGAGGATTCCCGGTTACTTTGATAAATGCGCGCATTCGTCACGCGCTAACCTTGCCGCCGTATTGCAAATTCGGCAGCGCCGCTGGGATAAACGGCACGCCGGTTGAAGGATCGGTTTCAAAAATATCGGCGTTGTTGAGATAAATCGAGCTCGTCATCGCCAGGCTCAGCCCACTTGCCAGCGTGCCGCCGGATTTAATCTCGGTGCAAAAACTCCGCGTCCCGCTGTCGTCTTTTTCGGTGATCGCGGAGGCCATCACCGCGTGCACAGCCGTCACATTGGCGGGGTAGGGGCCTTTATACAGGTCGATATTCCCCACCGTGCCGGAAACATTATAATCCGATCCATTTGGCGGCGCGTTTGCGGCGTTGAGATAATTGCTGGAAAGCCCGGTCGGCGTGAACTGGTCCGTATCGCCATTGCTGGTCGGTAGCGCGCCAAACACGCGGCTATCGCCAATCCAATTATTATTATAACTCCCAGTCGTATCCCACCAATGCTGGTGCTGCACATTCATGTTCATAGCGCCGGAGCCAGGTCCATACACATTCCACGAGGTCGTATCGACATAACCGCGGCTGCCATTTTGCGTATTCACGCCGGTCAGGCTGATCGAGGTATTCGGCAACTGCACATACACAGCCCCAGACGTACCACTGCCGACGACGAATTTAACCTCCGCCCAGAATCGCGCCCCAATCGGGAACTGGCCTGGCGCGCTGGTGAAAATCGTGCCACTGGCGTTGCTGATCGAAACAGTACCGGTATATCCGTTAAATAAAACTGAGCAATGCGTCACGCCATTTACGAGGTCCAGCGCCGAGAGATACGCTCCCCCACCGGAAATATTATTAACAAACAGCCGGAAGGACGTTCCCAGCGTGGTAAACGGTCCGCCAGGTAAGCTCCTTGTGGTGGCCGAAATCGGATTGCCCTGCGTCCCAGAAATCGACAAAAAATTATCGCCATACGCGCCGCCCGAGGAAATATAGCAGTTGGAATAAGGACCGCCAACCTGCAACAGCCGGCCATAGGTTACGTAGTCGTTATAGTTCCCAGACATGGTCCAGGACTCCATCCACCGCATCATAGCTAATTTCCCCTTCGCATCGCGCGCGCCAGTGCGGGATAACCCTGCAAAGACCCACTGCGCACCGCGGTGTTCAGCATGCTCAGCAGGTCATTCACCTGCACGCCATTCGACCCGCCGTTCGCGGTGAGGTTAAAATGATTGTTCACCGTGCTATCGCCCACCGAATTGTCGGTTGCCATATTGCCCCCATCAGCCAGCATCGAGGTTAGCGGCTGTGCGATGTAAGCCGGCAGTACAGTTTCATTTTCATGCAGCTGCACCAAAGGGTTTTCGCCAGAGCCAATCGCGAGGCCGCCCGACGCGGACAGCACATCCATCGCCATCACCGCCGCATACGCCGCAGCACCCGCCGCCGGCGCCAGCACCGGTCCCACGAACGGCACTCCCGCCACCGCCGCATATGCGCCGGCGAATGCGGTATGTGCGGAATTCGCAATGCTGGCACTATTCGATGCTGCGTCAACCGCGCTGCCGGTCGCATCGGCTGACGCCTTCAGCGCCGCGCGCGTCGTGTTCCCCGCCGTGGCGGCCGCCGTCATGCCAAGCTCACTGCGCACCGCGCTTGCCAAAATCTGCAGTTCACCCACCGCAAAGGCCTCGACCTTCTTGGCCTCAGCATCGATAAACGCGAGCGCGATAGACTGCGCCGCTTTCGCCTCAGCCTGCTGCAGCGTCTGCGTGCCTTGCAGCACGCCATTCAGCGAACTATCAAACGCCTGCGTAATTGGCGCAAAAGCTTTCTGCCAAGCGGCGGACGTGGCATCCGCCGCCTTCTCTTGCTGCTCTTGTAGCGTTTTGGCATCCTCTATCTGCTGAGTCACGAGGTCGGTATTCAATTTTGCCATCTCAGCATTGTGCTCGGCGGTAAGCACTTCAATATCATCCAGCGCCTTGGCTTTTGCCGCCGTGCCGACAGGGGCAAGTTCTGCTTCCTGGTTCGCCTCGTTTAGTGCGGCCTGGTAGATCTGGTCTTGCGCCGAAATCTCATCCTGGATTTCCTGCGCTTTCGTCATCTTATGTCGCGCGACCTCGGCATCCCACTGCGAGACCTGTTGGTTATAAGCGCTGTCTGCAATTTCCTTTTGCGCGTTGGCCGCGTCATTCTCAATCTGGGTCTGCTCTTCCTGCGCTTTTCGAGCCGCTTCGAGCGCCTTGCTGTCACTGCCCGGGGGCGCCAAATTAGGCGCTGCTACAGTCGGAACGACAGGTGACGGAATTGTCGGCAATGGGGTGGCAACGCCGGTCCTCAACGCGCTTAACACATGCAGGAAATTTTCGGTGTTTTGCTCCATACCGTGTACGGCATTTTCATAATCAGCCGCCATTGATGAGGCTGATTGCGAAACGACCTGCTCGGCTTCTCGGAAATCTCCCTCCATCGCCAAACCCAGCGCCCGGCTCATATTAATAAGGTCACCAAATTCCTGGCCAGTCATGTATGCCACGTCGATGATGTCGTCGAAGATCGAGACAACGAGCTCAACGGTCCCAATAACGCCCTTCAGCGTAGCATCCAACGCACCCATCGCCGTCTCTTCTAAAACGGTTACGGCCTCATTTTTCCCCATACCTTCCATCACGGCGTCTAGCCCCGGTATGAGGTCATTGATGAGATTGTCGCGTAATCCCTCGACGCTCAAGCTGGCTGTGTGCATCGCTTCCACAAACTGCTCATCCGACGCGACAGCAGCTTGGCTGAACGAAACGCCAAGCTGTTGCGCGCGCTGCGACGCGCCCTGTAAGCCATCCGTGCTCAGCTGATTCAAAAACGGGATCAAACTCGAACCTATCTTGGTACCAAACAAATCTCCAGCGTCCGCCGATTTAGCAGCTCCATCCGAGAAGCTCCCGAACTTTGAAGCGACTTCCTGCAACACATCACCGATTGGCAACAGTTGCCCCTGGGAATCATGCAGACTAATGCCAAGTTCATGAAATTGCTTCGCGGCCTCGCTTGCCGGGTTGGCAAGCGCCGTCTCCATATTTTTTGCAAGATTACGTAGGCCGCTGGAAAGCTGGTCCATATCAGTGTTGGTATTGATTGCGACCACACGGAGCCCAGAGACTTCCCGCGTTGAGAGGCCGGTTTTTTCAGAAAGCTGCCCGATGCTTTCCCCCAATTCAGCAACCGACTTAACGCTCTCAAAGGCTTGTTCCAGACCCAGCCCCGCAAGCGCCAGTTCTGATATCGCAGCATAGGCATCGGTAAATACAGCCAGTTTCGAGCGGATGCCCTCCGCGCTCTCGCCGATCGCGGAAATGCCTTTGGCGAATGTCCGAAATCCAGTCGCCACCTCCCCCGAATTTCCGGTTTGTTTCATTTCAGCGTTCAAAGCGACGAGCTCAGTTTTGACAATGGCTGCCTTCTGGGCTGCAGCATCGAGCTGCGGCGCCAAGGAGCCTTTCATTTCATCGCTGGCTTCGACGAATTGTGACGCCAAGCTTTTAACAGTCGCGTTGACGTCGGCCAGTTCCGCCTTCGCCACGGCGGCCTTAGCTTGCAACGACGTGACGTCAGCCGAGATTTTGACGGTCAGAGCGCTATCAGTCATTATAATCTACTTTCGGGTCACAATGTGAGGAATGGTCATGGGTTTTCGGTTTCGCAGAACCGTCCGTCTGCTGCCCGGCGTGAGGGTAAACCTCAGCAAATCGGGCGCGAGCCTGTCGGTGGGGCAGCGTGGCGCCACGGTGAATCTTGGGCAAAAAGGGGTTCATACGAACGTCGGTATTCCTGGCACCGGCATTTCCTACCGGTCCGGCAACCTCGCCCACGACCGCGAACGACCGCTCTCCGACCCGCCACCTTCGCAACCCAAAACGAAAATCAGCATCATCCGTGTCATACTAATCGCATTTTTAGGTTTTACGGTGCTCATGGGCGTCATTAGTGCCCTGCAAAACGGCGCTCACTAGCGTCACGTGCGGGAACGCCGTTCCCGCAATTTTAACATCAGGGCGGCGGAGATCTGCCGCTATTGCGGCTTCGCCTTCACTACCGCCGCCGCTGAGATTTAAGCCAGATAGCCAGCGTGACCTGCGCCGGCGGCGACTTCGACCAAAGTTCTTTCAGCGCCTTGAAATGCTCCCAGGTCATCTCGCTGATCTGGGACTCGGTGAAGCAGAGCGCAGTGGTCAGTTCCGCGTAGATTTGCGTCCAGTTTAGTTCTGAGAGGTGGACGCCACCCCGTTGGCTTCCCCCGGCGCGTCGGTCTCTCCTGGCTCAGGCAGCGCCTTATACGCGCCGATCGCCCGGCCGATCTCGCTCTGCGCCGCCCCCAGCTGCTGGCGGGTCACGCCGGCCAGGTTCAGGAAATCCTCATACTTTCCCTGATACCCGCCGCTCTGAAGGCCGATGTGCACAATGGTGGTGGTCGCCTGGGCCTGCGCCGGCGTTTCCATGCCGGCGATGAATTTATCATCAGCCTGATTGAACAGCGGCGCCAGCCGCTGCACCTGGCCGATGGTGAAGTCGCCGAGCGGATATTCCTTCTCACCCAGCGTAACGATACGCAGCTTACTCAAGAGTCAGCTCCCATGGTGAAGACGCGGTTCATGAAATCGGCGGCGGCAGAGAAATCGCTCTCAGGAATGTTCCAATCCTCGTTTTTGAAATCGAGGCTGAATTTGCTGATGCCAGCATTCCAGAGCGTCAGGCCAAATGGCTGGCCGGCGTAATTCGGATTATTCATGAACCCGGCATTGCTCAGCACCATTTTGAACGTCGGCCGGGGGCCCATCTGCTGCGCGTAATAGGTAAAGCTCGAGCCGACGGTGGACTTCGTGTACTCGTAACTGATGGAAACCTGGTTGCCCGCATCCGCAGCCGCGAAGGTGTAAACGCCTTTGGAAACGGAATATTGGCCGGTGGTTGGGGCGGAAACCACGGGCGTCAGCTGCACACCCGTGTTGACGTTAATCACACCCAGGTCGTCCACAAAAGTGGCGGCGTTTACCACGGAGATTGAGGGTCCAAACACGATCTGCGAGCCGCTGGAGATAGCGGCGGTGATCGGATTGCTCAACGTCACGCTGGTGTTGGCAACGATGGACTGCACAACGGTGCCGGCCGCGATGTTTGCGTTGCTCACCGTCTGGCCAACAACAACGCCGGCGGTGGAGGTAAACGGCAACACCGAGCCGGAGGCGGTGGCAGCGCTGGTCGGCAACGTCACGGACGCCGGAATGCTCAAACCGGTCGGCAGACCTTCGTTGTCGACCGCGATCGTGAGCCCCTGCGCCGGGGTGGTGCCGAAAATGACAGAGCTGATATCAGCCATACGCAGCTTCGCGTTTTTAACCTTGCCCGAGACCTTCAACCCGCCGCGGGCAATGGCAGCCGCAGCATCGCGCGACCCCTGCAAAACCTTTTCGGACCAGTCGAAATCGACTGATGTTTCCTGGATCGTGCCAACCTGCACCGGCTGCGGCGCGACAATGCCATAGGGCAGCATGTAGAGCCGGCCGGCGCCGAAGGAATATTGTTCGAGGGCCATACGAGTTTCCTTTGTGTGTGGGTTACAGCTGCGCCGCGATGGCGGCGATCAACGCGGCCGATCCGGCCTCAACCTGGGCAAACGCCTGCGTGCTCATCCCGCGCAGGTACTGGTTTCGCCAGCTGGTATAGATGCCCGTGGCAACGTCAGCCTTTTGCGCCGATGTCATTGAGGCAGTTGAACGCTCAGCCTCCAGCGCCTGCTCCACCACCTGGGCGATCGACGCGGCTTCAGCTTGCGAACCGGACGCATCGGTTTCGATTGTTTGACTCATGATGATCTCCGAAAAACTCTAAGAAATTGCGAGAACTTTAACCGGCACAACCGCCACGAGCTGGCCAGTATTCACGTCGTACCCTTTCTTCAACTGCCCCTCGATCCAGCAATGCTGAACCACAGGCGCGAGCCCGAGCGTTTGCACGTTCACAACCGGCCCGGGGGTGAGCACATCCTCGAGCGCCTTTATCAGCGGGTTTAGCACCGTGTGCGGACTCTCTTCCCCATTCGGGGCCCTGCAGTAAATGAACAGCTCGAATTCGAGCAGCACCTTCGCCCGCGTCCTTTGCGGGTCACGCGGTAGATAATCATCATCTGCCGGACACACGAACAGCGCCGGTTGGGCCACGACATCTTTCCAATGCTTCAGGCGCTTTCCCGCGTAATTGAAAACCCCACCCGCAACAGTGGCAGCCCCCGCGGTCTTCGCCAACGCATACAGAGCGTCGAGGATAGCGTTCCGGTCCAGGCTCATGCGGTTGTCGCCGCGTCGACAGCGTCCTTCATCTGCTTGATGATATCGTCCTGAATCTCATGCAGCGGGCCGCGCAGATATTCCCGCGCGTCGATATTCACGTGCCGGTCATAGGCCCCCTGCACCACATCCATAGGCTCGACGATCTTCGAGAACAAATGCCCCAACTTCATATGGTGCGCATGCACATGCGCCGTGCCATGCGCGCCATATTCTTCAGCCCCGGCCTTGGCATAATCTTTCGATGTGCCGCCGGACACCGATACGCTGCCCGTAATCCGGTCGGAATAGGTGACCACGCGCGCATGAATTTCGCTCGCCAGCCGGCCGGTGCGCTTGGGCGTGTTCGCGACAATCTGCTCTTGCAACCGCCCGGTTTGTTCTGTGATCACGTCGAATAGATTTTTATACGCCTCCTTGGGAAACGTATCGAATTTGAGCCCGACATTTCGATCGGTCACCAACTCAATGCCGATATCCATCAGCGCGCCACCGGCACACGGTAGGCATCTAAAATTTCACGAATATCCGGCGTGAAATTCCCATCCTTCCCGCTATCGATCCAGTAGCGCGTGGTACCTGCGGCCGAGCCGCCGGTCTCCATGATGGAGGGATCACGGTTCCGGTTCCAATATGATTTCGAAATCAGCCGCATGCAGGCATCAACCAGATCATCCGGCACGCTGGCATAGCCGGCCTGGTACACCACCTCGGTCGGGACGGGGTCCCAGCACGAGAGATAGCCATTCCAGGAGTTCATCCGCAACAGCTGGCCGGGCTCATTCTTCACGGTGAAATCCGTGTCACTGACCAACAGGCAAGGCGTATTCAAAATTTTGAACACGTTCACCGATGTCACAGACACAATCGGCCAGCGGCTCAGCTGCAAAGGTTGCAGGCCGCCCGGCACCTGGGACGGAAAGGCATCCAGTTGCGGGTAGATCATCTCGGTAAGGGTCTCAACGGCGAATACCCGCGCGCAGTATTTTTGGATCGCGGCCGAGGCTTGTGAAATCACCCCCGAGAGAAAGGCATCGAGCATGACGTCATTTCCGAACGTGATCACGCTGCCGGCGGGCACATCGCCCTGAACAGGCTGGCTCAACGTCACCGTCGTCGGGGTAACGCCGGCCACAACCGTGCCCGGGGCGATATTGGGGCCAGCCACGGACATCGGCGAGCCATCGGTCGGCGAAGTCCCCTGAATTCCGCCTGTGGCCAAAAACGGCAGGATTTGACCAGATGCCGTATCTGCACTGGTGGCGTATGGCGTGCCGCTTGGCAGGCCGAATTGCGCTTTCACCTGCGCAAGCGTCACGAGGTCGTAGCTCGAGGCTGCCTCGGTTACGGTTACAACAACTTGTAGGTCCTTCATATCGCCGCCCTGATAACGGCTAGAGAAGCGCTACAAGATACGTGGCCGTGGTACCCGTCGCCATTACCTGCTTCACGCGCACGCGCAGCGTGGTGCCGGCCGGAACGGCCTTAAACGTCAGCGCCGCACCGTCGTTGGTAGCGATGAGCGTCACATCGCCAGCGCCACCCACATAAAGTCCCTTTGAATAGGTGGGAAGCACCGCCGAATCACTCGGAACGATCGCGGCAAGATGCGAGGACGGCCCAAGCAGATCATCCTGCATGCCGCTATACGGATCGCTCATCAGCTGTGGCCCTTGGTTTTAAAGCGCCGCGCCGGCTCGGGCTGACGCTCGGCTGATTGTTCAGCCGCCTCCGGCCAAGGCCGGACATCCTTACAATCGCCATTGGCCTCCAGCCTGGCGGCCACATCATCTTCCAGCACGGCAGTGCCGTTCGCTCGGAAGGGGCGCATATCGCGCGTCATCGTCACCATTTTCATGCGGCCTCGCTCATTTCATTGGGCACAAACAGCTCGGCGATGCTGCCTGAATATTCCTGCGCACCCACGTGCAGCAGGTTGATTTCAGCATCGATCCAGACGGTGCCGCCCGCCTCGCGCCAGCGCCGGCAGAACAGGTAATCCTCGCCGATCTCATCCTCACCTGAGCCGAACTGGAAGAACGAATGGTACATGTCACGCTGGCCGTCCGGCATGTCACCACGCCCGGCCAGCTTCCATTCGGGGTGGAGAAGCGCCAGTTGCGTCAGCGCCGCGCGGCTGATGCGCAGAAAGCCGGTTCCCACGCCTGCCACCTCGATTGCGCCCATATCGTCCTGGTGCAGCTGGACGTTGGCATCCGGCAGAAGCCAGGCGCACCATACGGCCGGGTCGCTGTTCGGCTTGGCGCTACGCTTGCGCCCGCACCCGCCGATCACATCCTTGTCCGACGCGAGCAGGCGCAGCACGTCATTCGGCTTCCAGCCCATATCCGCATCGATGAAAATCAAATCGGTGCAGTCACTGGCCAGGAAGGTCGCGGCGAGCTCGTTGCGGGCCCGGGGCAGATTGGAGTTGCCAATCACGAACTGGCAGCAATGGTGCACCCCCATGCGCTCAAGCGTAAGGCATGTGTCCACCAGCGCCCGCGTATACTGCCAGGAGGTGTCACGGTACACTGGCGTCGCGATCATCACGCGGCGCGACCGGACGGCAGCAAGCCGCCCGGTCACATCGTCATTCGCCATGATTAAACGGGCGCTGCCAGGCGGTCGAAACCGGCGAAGAAGCCGGCGGCAATCGCCGTGGCCGTATCGGTGCCCGTGGCGCTCAGAGTCGGCACGAACAGCACGCGAACATACCGGCGCGCACCGGTCAGATCGACCCCGAACGGCACCTGGCTTTTCACCGTGCCGCCGCCGGCTGGCCCGGTGGCAACCACCGCCGAAGCCGCCGTGGAGAAATCGGAGAAATTAACCCCATCAGGCGAGTCCTGCACGTCGAACGAAACCGCGAGCGTATTGCCGCTGCCGAGCGTGGCAGCAAACAGCACGTCGATCTCGGCCGCATTCGGCAACGAACCGCCGGCAAACCCGCCACGGTCGATGGTCACGCTGGTCACCGTGGTGGCATTGCCCACCCCGCCGGCCGTCAACGCCACCTGGTCAGACAAGCGGCGCATCGAGCCGAGGTCAGCAATATCGTGTTGAAGGACGATATCCGCCATGTTGAAACTCCTTTAATGAAAAGCCTTCGCGCGAACGCCGTTCGCGCTCAGGTCGATTGATGATGATGGTGAATTAAGAGATCGACGGCGCCCAGCGAACAAACTGGATCACGGCCACAGCGGCATCATGACGCATCTGGAAATCATGCTCCTCGATCGCGCGGATCAGGGTCTGGTCGTTCTGGAACGCCGAGACCGTTTGACCGGACGCGTTGATGTAGCTGCCGTCTTGCGAAACGGTAAGCTCCATCTGCATCGAATCAAAGATCATGGACTCGGTCATTTCGGCGAGGACGATCAGCGAGCAATCCTTATACGTCGCCGTCGGATCCCAATAGTTGTTCGGGATCTGCGTGGTTTTCTTCACCGGATAGCCCATCAGCTTGCCTGCCGAGAGTTCTTCCCGATAGACATACACGCCGAGGCTGTTCTGCAACCCGTTGAGGAAATTGTACGTCCGGGGGCGCATGAACCACACCCGGCGATTATCCGGCACGTTTACCTCGTCCAGCTTGTTGATGGCGCCGGTCAGTTCGTTATTCACCGTCGCCGCCGTATAGACCAACGTCGAGGCGATAAAGTTGCCGCCAACGCCGGCCGTGCTTGCTGCGGTCGTGCTGAGCAGAGCCGCCGTGCCGCCGTTCGCCGAGGCATAGCCGCTGGCAAAGGAGATGTAGCCGCGCGGAGTTGCCTGCGTGCCATCACCCAGCAGAAACGCCAAATCTTCGCGCAACCCGATGACTTTGACCAGATCGTCGCGCACAAACGCATCAACGGCCGGATCGGAATAGCGCATCATGTCGTTGCTCACCGGCACCAGCGCGGTCAGCTTTTTATAGCTGGCCACGATCTGGTTCAGCGTCTGCTGGCTCGACTGGATGATGTTGCCTTCGGTGCCGTAGCTCGCATTGGCTGCGCTCGCCTGCCCCGGCAAGGTCATCGTGCCGCGAGGCATGGGAATGGTGCGGGGCATGCTGCCGCGCACCACCGCCAGCGGCCGGAGCAACTCGATGATCTCGTTCATGTAATCGGGCGGCACGATAAAGCCACCGGACGGCCCGTTGTTGGTTTGCAGCGCCTTGGTCACCGGGTGGTTTTCGCCGTAAATCTCGATCGAGGCGGTGCGCGCGGTGTAAACCGAGCCGCCACCCTTACCAATCATCTTGGCGCAGCCTGCAACAACAAGGGATTTTTCGCTCTCATACATGTCGCTCTTGGCACTGGCCGGCAGCGTCACGCTCTGGCCGCTCACCGGCTGGGCATCCTCAGCAGCAATCTGCTGCACGCGAAGGGTGCGCTTGATGCTCGCATCAAACCCCTTTACCTCGAGGTCCAGTTCGTCGAACTGCTTCTCCTCCTCCGCGGTGAGAACATCTTTTTTGGCAAGCGCATCGAGCTTGTCGAACGCCGCCGAACGCTGTTTGCGGAGATCCGCCAGCTTCTGCACGTGCATGTAAGGCTCCATATGGAAAGCGGCGCCAAAATGGCGCCGCGAGCGGCTTGCCCAAGGCCGGTTCGGGCTTCCGGCGATATGCCGGAATTCAAAAATTCGTTTTTTTAGGCGGCAGTGCGCAGCCCATCGACGGCCTTGCGCCGTGCGGCCATGGCTTTGGCGTTGGCGCTACCGTCGCTGTCGCCAGTTCCGCTCGATGTCTGGACCTCTTTGCTGTCCGCGTCTTCCAGCAGCCCCTTGATCATATTGGCGGACTTCGTATGCGCCTTGAGCGCAGCACGGTGGCTGTCCATTGCCTCATCATGCTGCGCGAGCGCATCGCGCAGCACTTCAGCTGTATTGGCGGAAATTTTCTTGCCCGACTTCACCACCACCGTGGCCATCGCCTTGGCGCGACACATGCCGGCAAGAAAGCGCCGAGCCGCCGGCGTCTTGCCGGCCTGCACAATCACCACGTCATCAGCGCCCAGGCCGTCCATCTCTTGTTCCTGACCAAGCGTGCCTTGCGCCTCAACAATTGCCTCCTGGACCTCTTCGACCGTCATGGCGATCAAAGCAGCGCCCAGGTCCTGCATCACTGCCGCGAGCTGCGCGGGCAGCTTGCTGTCATCACCCTCGAGCGCGGCCTCGATCCGCGCCGAGCTTTGCAACCAGCCAAGGCTGTCCAGCAGCCAGGCCAGATGCCCGATGTCGCTCAAATCCTTAACAACCATCACACCACCTTGTTTCAGCCCAAGGCTCTTGTGCCGCCGGGCAATTACGTTTTTTTTCTCATCCTCGGCCGATTTCATCTTCTCTTCATAAGCATCGATGACAGCCTGGGCCTCTTTCTTCGTGCTCTCCGGAATATCCGTCTGCGATATGCGCGACGCAGCCGCACGAATTCCCGAGGCAACGGCGATCAGCTTGCCATTCTTGATGTCGGCAAACGGCAGCTTGTAGCTGCCTTTCAGCCCCGGGTTGGTCGCGTCATAGGCAAGGAAGCCCTTGCTTGCCTTCGCCGCATCCGGATGATCGCCGTTAAATCCTGCATCATCCAAAATCCGCTCAGCGGCGTCACGGCCGTCCCAATCGGATTCCTCATCAATTTCCAGATCCTTCGCCGCGGCCACGGTCCAGTCCTCGGCACTGCGCCGGACCATTGCACGCTGCGTGACCACAGCCTCCTTGTTGGCAGGGATCGACACGATGCTGACTTCCATCAGGTCGCACGTCAGGTACCGGAGCGGCGGGTTCTTTTTCCCCTTCATGCCCGGGTCCATCAGCTCGAAATCCGTCGGATCGAAACCGATCGAAACCGTTTTCAACACGCCGGCTTTCACCAACCCGCAGATTTCGTCGGCTTTCTTCGAAATTCCTTCCGGCGCAAAGTCGATGACCATCTGGATGTCGGTCGCACTGCGCTGGATCTCGCTGGCGCTGCCGATCGGATGCTCAGGGTCGTGCTGCCAGAGGATAATGGGGTTCGCCAAAAAACCGGTGAGATCGATACCAGACTGCACAACCTGCTCGCCCGCGCGGTCCACCACACCGGTGGTGCAAATCACGCGCACTTGGCGCGGCCCCAGCTGCTCGGTCTGCGCCGCGAAGGCTTTATGGATCCTGCTCATCTCACTCCTCCGCCGGGGCTTCATTCGCCCCGGCCCCGATTTGATCACCCGAAGTCGGCACGGCGATCGACGGGAGCTGCCCATTCGGGGGCCGGCCGTTCCCATCGGGTGCTGTGCCCGTGATGTCGCTACCAAGCGATGCGGTGTTCGCCGGCATCAACAACACGTCAGCACCTTGCATGGGTTTCAGCTTCTCACTGCGGCGCGGCTCATTTTGCGTGAGGAAGCCGGATAGGATGCCCACACGATAATTATTGTACCGCGTGTTAATGTCGGCCCGAAGCAGATCGGTCTCATCGAAATCGAGGAACAGCCCTTCGGCCTCGAGGTCGAACGTGAACCCGAACCGCGACTCCCACCGCTCGAACTCCGGCGCGATCGTGCCGTTCACATATTCCTGATTCTGCTCAGGCATGCTCTTGGCCGAAGTCTTCTGTAAAACGCCCACCTTGTACGGCGGCACACGAAACCAGCGGCACACATCCTCAACCTGGAAGCTGCGCGATGCCAAAAACTCAAGATCAACCGAGGTGAGGCTGAGTGGCTCGTACTTTACCCCCTCTTCCAAAATCGCCGTCTTACCGATGTTCTGAATACCACTCTGAAAATCATTCCAGGATGCCTTCAATCTCTCATAGGCCGGGTCGGACAACTTGTCTGGCGCTTGCAGCACGCCACTTTTGCGCGCGGCGTTTGCCATCCAGCGCGCCGCCTGCTGTTCCTGGCCCATCGCGAGGCCAATGGAATCGCGGCCCAGCCCAATGGTCGAAGCCGCGACCAGTGAATTGAACGTCAGCCCGCGAATATGCAGAACATCCTCCGCCGGTATCGCCGTGGGAAAATCCTTCAGCATCGCAATCTGCCACAGCCCGATGCGGTTCACCTGGTAGAATATCGAACCGTCACCCGATTCCAGCACCAGCACAGCATCAGGATTGATCGGAATAAACTCAATCGGATTGCCCCGCGTATCCCGGCGGATCGCCGCATAAGCGTTCCCGCGCAGCTGCAGCCCGGCTTCCATCTGCTCAGCAAATTCAAACCAGGACTGCACGCGGTTCGGTTTGATGAGCAATGACACGAGCGGATGATCGGTGACGATCTCCTCGCTGCCATCCTCCATCTTGCGTTTCAGTTGCGGCTTGCACCGCGCAAAATCGATCGCGACCGTCCGCACGCAGGCATAGACCGTGCTCACAGTCATCGCCGTGCCCTGGCTGATCAGTAGCCCGGTGGCGGACGGCACGGATCCCAAGGGCGGAATCATGCCATAACTCGGCGTGCCGGCGTAGCCGCGGCTGACAGCCGGCGCCAGGCCGCGCGTGATGGCTCGCATCAACCCCATGGTCTATCGGCCAGCCCGGCTAGCCAGAAACGATGCAGCAAGCAACACCCCGCCGCCTACAATGTACCCGGCGGGGTGATAGATCATCCACGCCCCGCGCGAGACCAGAACGCCGCCTGTAATGCCTGCGGCGTCCGGCAGCAGTGCGATGAACTCTCTGACCACAACGCCCGCCAAAAAGGCAATGCCGCGTCCACTGCCTCTCATATCACCCGTATCCCTCTCGATTCATAAACAGATTTTCCAGAGCCAACCTCTTCAGCAGTCGCCCGGCCCACACCCATAATCGCGCCAACAATCCCATCTATCCGCTCGCCGGAGCGCTCTTTATCCGGCTTCTCGTTTCCCGCCGGGTCAGTCCGCGTCGCCAGATTGCTCGCGTTCCACGCCAGCACCGGGTGCCCGCCGTGGACGATCATCTTACCGGAAACGAGCCGCAAAAACTCCCGCGTCGGCCCCGCCATGGAGGACATCCCTTGACGGAACTCAAACATCGGAAACCCCTCGTCCTGCAGCTCGAGCGCGATCTGCGAGGCGTTCCATGGGTCGTAACCGATGCTTCGAATATCAAACGCCTGCCGGTCCTGCTCGAGCTGAACGCGGATGGCGCGGTAATCAACCACGTTGCCATCCGTCGCCTGCAGCGCACCACCTTTGTGCCAGAGCGGATAATTCACTCGGTCCCGCCTGGCGCGCTTATCCATATTTTCTTCCGGCACAAAAAACCGGCACAGAATATAGTACGGCTCGTCATGCGCTTGCGGCGGAAACACCAAAATCAGCGCCGTCAAATCCGTCGTGCTGGCCAGATCGAGTCCGGCGTGACATTCGCGCCCGGCCAGAAACTCCTCCAATTCGTCCCACGACACGTCCCCGGTGCAGGCGTTCCACTCCTCAGCCGTTATCCGCCTGGTTGCCTGCTCGACCCATTGGTTGAGATGCATTTGTCGGAAGGTGTTTTCATACGCCTTGATCTCCTCAGCCTTCTTCGCCTCGTCGGCGAGGTAGCTGGGCTGGACGCTGATCCCATAACCCGGGTTCGCCTTGCGCCAGGTCGGCTCTATCTTCCAATCGTCGCTGGTCTCTGCGCCATAGATGCAGACCAACAGCGTGGGATCATCGATCACGCCGGCCCGTACCTTCAACGCATATTCATGCATCTCCCAGCCGAATGATTTTTTATCATTTCCCGCAGTCGTCGCCATGAACTCGATAGGCTGTGTCCGCGCGCCCTGGCTTGTGTGCAGCACGTCGTAGAGCGAGCGGTCACGATAAGCATGCACCTCGTCCATGATCAGCGCCGAGCTGTTCAACCCGTCCTTGTTCTTCGCATCGGCGGAGAGGGGCCGCATCGAGGCGTTAAACTCGCCGCAATAAATCGACTGCTTGAACAACTCGCAATGCTTCAGCAACTCAGGGCTACTCCGGATCATGTTGTAGCTCTCGTTGAAGACGATCCTGGCCTGATTCTTGTCGGTGCCGGCCGTGTAGACCTCGCCGCCATATTCACCGTCCGCCAGCAGCGCCAGGATACTCACGCCCGCGCAAAGCGTGCTCTTGCCGTTCTTGCGCGGCAACTCCAGCCAGCATGTCCGGTACCGCCTCAACCCCGTCTTGCGGTCACGCGTCCCGAAAAACGGCGCGATAACGTCTTTGATCTGCCAGTCCGACAACCGGAAGGGCTGGCCTGCAAATTCCCCTTTCGAATGTCTCAGGTATCTAGGGAAAAACTCAACCGCCGCTTCAGCAACCGCATGGTCGAAATAATAATCAGGCATTGCCCGCGGCTCTCAAAGCACCAAGCGGCGAGCCACCTGGCGATGGCGGCGTGGGCGCTGGCCTATCGCCACCGCCGCTCAGCGGCAGTTGCGGCTGGCCATCCTTCGTCGCCGCCACAACCATATGCGCCCGGATCCGGCTGATCGACGTCATGCCGAACTCGCGCTGCATGTCGCGGATGTGCCGCCGGCACTCTTTCTCGATATCGACTTCAGGCCGCTTGCGGCTGTACGTGCCGTGCTTGGATTCAACCTGATAGGTCATCCCCATCTCGTCGATAATTTTTTTGCAGGCGTTGTAACGTTTGATCGTCGCGACATAAATTTCGAACGCGCTCATGTCGCTCTGGCGCAAGAGGTTCAAATTTCCGACACGGCGTATCTCCGCGCGCCAGATCTCTTTTTCCTCATCGCTCAGATGGACCGGCGCCGGAAATTCCTCGGCTTGCACCGGGAACGCCGTTCCCGACTTTTTAGCTGGCTTGGCCAGTTTACGTTTACCCGGATTGCCTTGTGCACGCTTGAGCGCGTCCGTCTTCGAAAGACGCCCCATCGATACCTCGTTGAAAAAAAATAAGTTTTCAGAATTTCGCGGTCACACACGTGTGACCCAAACGCGGTTGCGGGCAGCCAGCGCCCGGGCTTTTTAAACCCCCCGCCACCCCGGCCGGTTCCACGACTGATCGCGCGACGTCCTGGCCGAGTGATGCGGGTGGCAGTACGGGCGAAGGTTCGACCAAGACAGTCGAAGCTCCGGCCTATCGCGCGGGCTCTCGATGTGATCAGCATCGGTGGCGGGTTGACCGCACCCCGGATGGCAGCACAACGGATTAGCCGCCAAAAACATCTTCGAGCACCGCCGCCACGCGCCGTCGTATATCGCATTCTTCTCTGGCGCCCGCGCCCGATCGAACTCACGGCGCTTGACCTCAGCCGGCTTCCAGCCCGGCGGCCGATGTGTCGGCGGCTTACTTGGCACGCGGTTGCCCAACAAAAACGCCCGCAACCGTTACGGTGCGGGCGCAAATCAACCTCATACGCTTTCTTGTCTGATAAGCGTCCGATTCGTCAAGCATCCCTGGAATTTGCTTGACCATCGCCTGTCCCTACGCGGCAGCGACCGAGCGGCCACAATGATCCACCCAACCGCCAATCTCAGCATATCGTTGCAGGCTTACGCGCGTGAGCTGCTTCACCTTGTCGCGGTGGATGTGCCAGGACGATGCAATCTGCTGCACGCCGATATTGTCCACCACGACGAGAAAAACCAGATCAGCCAGCGTGTGCTGCTTCACCGCGACCTTTCCAGCCTCATCGCGCCACGGCACATAACGCTCCAGATATGCCGCCGTGGTGGAAGCCTTCCAATCATGGTGTGACCGGCCCGACGGTTGACGCTCATAGCGCTGCACCCTGGCGAACAGATCCGAGGTGAGGTTTTTCCAAACGGCGGCGATCTCCATTCCGGCGCGATACTGCTCGGCAGTCAGATTGCCGCGATTGAACAACTCCTGCACCACGACCTTTTTCCGTTGGCGTATCGTCTCCGGCGTAGCGTTCAGGTGCAGTTCGATCTCAACCCGGTCGCGCTCCAGCCGCTCCTGCTCGATCCGCACGCGATTGGCTTCGCGGATTTGCTCCCACTCCGCCATGGCGATCAGGCCGCAAAGCGCTGTTTAAATTCTTCCTGGCTGGGACGAGGTCCTTTGCGCGTCACCTCCCACACCTTGTTCGCCATGGTCCATTCACGCTCCCATTGCGGCACCGCCTTGGGCTTAGCTGCCAGCCTGTCCGCAATCGCCTTCGTGAAATAGTTGAACGTTGTGACATTCGGGTTCTTTTTGGTGCGGATGATATCCAAAATCATCGCCTCGTCAGCGCCATCGGCCACCCACTGGCGGATGATGCCGCGATCTCCGCGCCACTTGGCCTCATCGAAGCCCATGGCTTCCATCGCCTTGGGCACGATCTCCAGCCATCGCTTGTCGATACTTACTTTACTTTCTTTATTACTACTTAAGTAAGTAGTGTTTTCCGCCGCGCCGCTTTCGCTTAGCGGTTTGGTTTCAATTTCGGTTTTTTCGCTTTCCATCTTTCCACCCTTTATTTCCAGCATCAGATTGCTTTGGCCTGGAATAGAGCCGTCTTTTCGTGGCCGTCCGCCCTTCGACCCGTTGATTCTGTTGATCTCGGAGCGGCTGACAGCCTGGACCAGCATCGGGCATTCAATCGCCCCATCCGCATCGCGCGCCAGCAGGTTGCGTTCGATGAGGGTTTTTAAATGGGTTTCAATTTCGGTTTCCGCGATCGCGACAAACAATGCGATACCGGTTTGGTTCATGATGTCGTTTCCAAACCGCAAAACCGAAATATTGCTGTTTTGCATCGCGGTGACGACCCTGATCCAGAGCAGCTGCGCCGCCGCCGGCATCGTCACCACGCGCGGGTCGCGCAACGTTTCCAAAATCGCCGCGCTCGCACATTTTCGTGCCATCATTCCCCTCCCAACAAATCATCGCCCCAAGCGGGCGCATTTTCGCCTTCGCTCTCGTCGTAAAACCACGTCGTTTCCTCAACAAAACGCAGCCGCGTCATGCCGGTCGGCCCTTGCCGGTTTTTGGCAATCGAGATCCGCGCCAGGCCCTTGCTGGCCTCCATCAACCGGTGCCATGTATCCAGCCGGTCCTGGAACTTCGCGGCATCCTCTTTTTCGGTCTGTGTCGGCTCGCCAGCGCGCGACAGGTAATAATGGTCACGATGGATGAACATCACCACGTCCGCATCCTGCTCCAGCGCGCCGGAATCACGCAGGTCCTGCAGCTGCGGCATCTTGTTCTCGCGGCCTTCGTTCTGGCGGCTAAGCTGCGCACAGACGAGCCCCGCAATATCCAGCTCCATCATCGTGGCTTTGAGCCCTTGGCTAATCTCCGTCATCCGCTCGTAAAGCTTGTCCTGATACGGCGATCGCATGAGGCCGGCGTAATCGACCACCAACAGGCCGAGCTTGTGCGTGCGCTTCATGCGCCGCGCGCGCGCGCGCAACGCCTGCACGGTAAGCCCCGGCCGATCATCGAAATACAACGGCAACCGCCGCGCCGCGCGCTCGCTGCGTACTAGCCGTTCCCATTCCTGGCCGGATAGTTTCTGCGCGAGGCGATGGTCCGCATCGGGATGTGGGTCATAATGCCGGCCGTTGAAAACTGAAACCGTATTGATCTTGGCGTGCGCCGCCGCCATCCGCGCGCCCAGCTGTTCAGGCCCCATTTCACCGGACCAGAACAGCGTCGGAACACCGCTGGCTGCCGCGCGCACCGCAATCCCGAGCGCTAGCCCCGTTTTGCCCATCGAGGGCCGCGCGCCCAGCAGCACAAGCTTCTTTTTCTGCAACCCGCTCAGCATGCGGTCCAGCGCTTTATAGCCCGTGGTGATACCAGCAATGCCCGATGCACGATCACCGGCGATTTTGGTTATTTCCACCGCCTGGGCAACCGCTTCGCCCGCCGGTGTCACCGGCGCCACATCGCCCGCACCTTCAGCAATACGGCTCAGATGCGCTTCCATCTGTTCCAGCAGCTCCGCACCGGTCGCAACCTTGCCGGTTTCGTCAGCCGCGCCAAAGCACGCATTGTGTAGATTCTCCGCCGCGCCGATCAGTTCGCGCCGGAACCACGCGTCCAAAATCGCGCGCCCGTAGTCGCCGGCATTCACAATGCCAACCATGGCGGAGAGCAGCTTCGCCAGATATCCGGCACCGCCGAGCTCATCCATATCCAGGTCATTTTCGAACGCGCCGCGTAGCGTCACCGGGTCCGCCACGCCGTTCGCATCAATCTTGGCAGCAATGGCCGCATAAATCCGGCCATGCAGCGGGTCTGCAAAATGGCGGGGCAGGAGAAATTCAGCCACGCGCTCATAGGCCTTATTGTTGGCCAGCAGCGCGCCGAGCAGCGCTTGTTCCGCCTGTGCGCTGTTCGGCGCTACCCGAAGCAGGGAATGCAATATGCTCTTCTGGGTCCGCTGCGGTTCGTTATTCACCGGCAGCGCCCCCAATCACCGGCGGCCAGCTCAGCTCGCTTAAACGCTTGCTTGCCCCCCCCCCATAGCGGCGGAAGCTCCAACTCAGGCGGCGGTGCCACGGTGCTGATCACGCGCTCGAACACGGCGCGCGCATCGCTCACATCCAGCCGCAGCCTCGGTGCAAGCACCAGGCTGCGCTTCACCCCCTCCATCACCCCGCGCAGCAACGCCGGCGACGCTCCTTCGGTGAGCTCCGCCAACACGTCGAAATCCTCATCCGAGAATTCATAAGGCGAGAGATACCGTTTACTGATCGCGAACCGCTCATCGAACCCCGGAAGCTCGATCGCAATCTGCAGATGGAACCGCCGCCACAGCGCTGGATCAATATCCTGCTGGCGGTTGGTGGCACCCAGCGCGAAACCCGAATATTGCTCTATTTTACGCAGCAGCACACCAAGCATAGAGGTGCGCGCATTATCGGCACCGCCGAAGCTGTTTTTGTTTCGGTTGCCGCCTATGCCCTCCAACTCATCGATAAACAGGACGGTAGGTTCGCCAAAACTCTCCAGGGTGGTGAACAGCTTGGCGATGTTCGCTTCTGCAGCACCCCAGGCGGACTGAATAACGTTTTCAGACCCCACAACCACCAGCGGCAGTCCAAGCCGCGCCGCCAGATGGTGCGCCAACGTCGTCTTGCCGCAGCCAGGCGGCCCATACAGCAATGCCGTACCGCGCGGCTTCAGCCCCGCCGCCTGCAACTCATCCTTGGCGTTGATCTCGGCAAGCCAGGAGAAAAGAGCCGCGCGCACCGTGGGGGCCAAGATAGGCTCTTCCGCATCCTCGGGCTTGCGCACCTCACCCAGGCTGCCCAGCAGGCGCTGCAGCTTGCCGCATGCATCGCCGCCGCCATCCCGCCCACGCGACTGCAAATCTTGCCCCATCCGATACGGCTCGACCATCAGCCTTTCCCTCCCTCAGGTTTGCCCTCATCGGGCTTTTTATCTTTCGGCTTGCGGCGGAAGGCCGGCGGAATTTCCATCCCATCGCTGCCGGCCGCAGCACACCAGCCCTCATCCCAGGCCGCGCGCCTGGGGTCGCCAGCCGGGTACTTGTTCGCGGTGATTTTCTCGCCGGCCTCGGCCGCTTTGCCACCTTCAATCCGCGCCTCGGCAATCTGCTCGGGCGTCGGGGGTTCAGCAGGCGGCTTGGCTTTTGCCACAGCCTTCTCAGGCTTGCGCTCCTCCGGCTCCTCATCATCACCTTTGAACCGCTTGCGCGCAAAATCGCCCAGAGGCGTGCCGTTCAACATGCCGAGTGCGGCGCGATACACTTCGGCCAGCGCCAGATGCTCATCGCGCTCGGAATCCGTCATCTTCCGCTCGCGGATCATCTGGTTGATGATCTTCACATCAAACCCTGCGCTTTTGGCCTCGGACTTGATGTCTTTGATATCATCGGCCAGCTTTTTGCGCTCTTCCTCGAGCCGCTCGATCCGCTCGACAAGCGACAGCAACCGTTGATTGCTCATGCTACCCCCTTGCAACTTTCTTTTTCGCGCACCATGCGCTGCAGCCGCGCCACGTGCAGACCAAAGGCGATCAGCGTGCCCGTCCGCCCCATCAAATCCTCAGGCAGGTCCGGAAAATCCGCCTCCGCCACCAACATGCCGAGCGCGATCGCGGTCACTTCCACCATCACATCGCCCGTGGCGTCGGGTGACGACGCGCGGATGGCGTCGACCAGGCGCTGTGCTGCCTCGCGCGCATGTTTAAATCGGCTATCGTTCTCACGCATTAGCCAGCATCCCCGCACAAAAAATCCGCCGGAGGTTTGTTGGCCTCCGGCGGCAAGTTCAGGGAGGAACGCACGTCTCGGGTCACAGGTCCTAAACCTTCCCCCGCATCCGCCACTGGCGTCGGCCAGGGCGAATCCTGTGTCATGTCAGCGCAGCTCATGCCGCCTGCTCGCGCTCGCGCCGCACAAAGGCGATCTCGTCATGCGCAACGCAATACGGCTTGCCCGCAATTCCAGGGACGCCGCAAAAATGAAAGCTCGGTTTGCCAGGTTCGCCAATCGGCCAGCAGCACGGCTTGGGCCGCATTTTAAACACCGGCACAGCCGCAATCTCCCGTGCGTCCGGAATAGGCGCACACGGCACGGTGGAGAGCGGCGGTAACGTCGCGGCCTTTCCGCGCACGAGCGTTGCCGGTTTCTGCACCATCCTCTCAAGCCCCGCTGGCGCATTACGGATGGGCGATGGCCGCGCCGGTAGAGCCAGCCGATGCGCTTTGCCTACCACCGCATTCTTAGAAATCTTCAACCGCCTGCCGATCTCAGAGGTGCTTAATCCCTCGGCCCAAAACTTCCGCAGCTGCGCGATGGTGCTATCCGCCCAATCCGTCATGCCGGCTCTCCCAGCACCAAAGGCGCTTGCTCATGGCGCATGCGGTGGTGATTCACATCCCGCAGATTGAGGCCAAATCGCTTGTCGCAAAGCCCGGCGGCAATCGCCCAGCGCCGCGCATCCTCATAGGCCACCACGGCAAAACCGCCCGGTGTCATGCGCCTTGCCGGCACATCATCATCCGCCACCGGCGTCACGCCGCGTCGTCCGCCTGCAAATGCCGGATCGTCTCGCCGGTCAGCCGGTGCAGATCACTGAGCTCCGCCAGCATCCTGGTGCGCTCGTCATCCGTCGGCTGCGCATGGCCAAGCGCCATAGCTGCCGTGGCAAATAGCTCGCCGGTATCCTTGCCGATCGCGCTCAGCAGCATCGCCAGCGTGTTGCGCTCGCGCAGCGGCTCAATCGGCACCAGCGTATAACCGGCCGTGAGCGCGAGGGCAGCGGTCAAAAACGGCGTGCCGGCCACACGCTCCAGCTCCATCGTCACATCCGCCGGGATGAACTTATCGCCGTTGATGTTGCAGTAATCAGAGAGCTGGCTTTTGCCAACACGGCAGCACGTCGCCGCCGCCTCCAGCCCGCCGAGTGCATTAATCACCAGCTTGGTCGCCGTCTTCAATGCGTTGAAGACCTCCGGCGCAAACTGGCGGCTCACGCTGCGGCCCTCGTCATGCCGCGCAGCCAGACCAAGAAAGGCAATTTGCCCGTGCGCGCCGGCATCGTACTCGCAGGCGCACAATGCCGCTGGCCGAGCGCTTCCATCAACAGCTGCTGGTGCATGCCAGCATTCAACCGCGCATCCAGCGCCTCATCCGCCAACCAGAATTTCGGCCGCTTCGGCACGCTCTCAGCCGGCGCCGCAGGCTCAGCCACTGCAGCGCTGCCGAACAAATTCCGCACATCGACCACCAAGGTCTGGTCCGGTCCTTTGGCCATATCCACGCCGATGCACACCGGCGCGCGCGTTGCGCCCAGCCGCGCCCGACGTCCCACGGCGATACGCCGCTCAACAAACGCCTCATATTCTTTCGCCACATCATCGGCCTGTTCGCCGAGGCAGCGCGCCAAGCTCTCCAGCTCCGACCCTGAAAGGATTCTCATTGCCTACCCCACAACAAAGGGGCGGCGGCACAATGCCGCCGCCCTGATGAAATGACACCGTCCATAACGTAACGAATCGGACTATTGCCGGCTGACCTCAGGCGCAGGCCGTCGGTTGCAACGGTTGGCCCCATTGCACCCGCCGGCCTGCCATCTACTGTGAGGGAGCGAAACAAACCCACAGGAGATAACGCCCAATGTTTTTTATCGTGCTTCTCGCCGCCGCAGCGCTGACATTCGGGTTGATCAAAATTGGCAACCCGTTCCGGCCGTCGAACAAGCCGGTGATGCCAGATCGAATTACGACGTCGAACCTGGACATGGCGCTGCGTCACATCCAAGAAACGTACGGTCATCAAGAGGATGACGACGCCCACGACGAGGCGGACGGACCAGCACCAACGCTTGTACCAATCCCACGCAAACGCGGCAGGCCGCGCAAAACGCCGACCCAAAAACCATCCGCCGCCCCAACGGCAGCAAAACCAGCGCCAGTCGCGGTGCTCGCAGGCAGCCTTCGGATTCCTGCCCAGATTCGATACGATCGCGGCCACCATATCGGCGAAGCGCGCAATGTCATTATTCTGAGCGCGCTGGGCCGACAAGGCCAGGGCGGCGACTTTAACATCCACTCGATTCGCTGCATATGCGACCGAGCCAAAGGCTTTCGCGCGTTCCAGCTCGCGCACATCACCGAACTGGTTGACGGCGAAACGGGCCAAATCGTGCCTGATGTGCACCAATGGCTCGACCAAAAACTCGCCGCACTCGTTTAAAGCACCACGGCATCTGCGTCCGGCTTGGGGGCTGGCGCTCTTCCTCGGCCGGAGATCACCAGCACCCGCCTCAACCGCAGCGGCCATCGGTGCTGCGGGAGTAACAAGTCCGTGTCGGTAGTCGTCTACGGAAACTTTCCGCATGACAGCTTCAAATTTACAAAGCAGGCTTGGCAACATGATCAAGCAGCCTTGTAAGTGGAAACAAAGTCTCGAGCCGTTACGCGGCCATCAGTAATGCTTTCAATCGTTGCCAAATCGGTTGCCGTCGGAAGACGCCGACCTGACTTCCAACCATGGACCGTTGATACCGGCTTATTCACGAGCGCGGCAAATTTGGTGAGGCTGATACCAGCTTCATTCATATATTCTTCGAGAACCATGCCAAATAAGTTCGCAGAGCGCGAAGTTCGCGTCAAGCGAAATTTCGGGTCCTGGGTCTGGATCAGTTTCGGGGCTCAGGCATGAATCCATATATGAAAAATCCGCCGGAAAATCTCCCGCACTATCTCCGCGCTTGGAGACTCAATTCTAAGTTGACATTAGAACATGTGGCGAACATTATCGGTAAGAAGGTCAACACCTTATCGGATTGGGAGCTAGGTAAACGGCCAGTGGATACCGATGAACTGAGG